TGTAATGCGTTATTTTCCATTATTTTCTTTTACGTTTTTTGGTTTTACGTTTTTTATTTTTGTATGTTTCTTTAATTATTAAAATTAATATATATGAATTGCCTATTAAGGAGAACGCACAAAGTAAAATTGATATTGTTGCTAGTATTGTTAATTCCATATTTTTAAAATAAACTGTTTGCGTCCCAATTTTGAACACCTTTACTATAATTTGTTACTCTGTTAGCAAAGAAATCGGTGTGTTGTTTTCCACCGGATAAGCTATCAAACCATTTCATTCTTTTTACTGCGTCTTTATCTATACCATTTACTATTGGTCCATATCCTAAATCACCCATTTTAGTATTTACTCTATGTTTAATAAAAGATACTAAATCATATTTTGGACATCCTTTTAAATCATCCATTTCATATACTTTATCAATAAAATCTAATTCTAATTTTAATGATAGCAAAGCTGCTTCTTCAATGTCTTTTTTTAATTCTGGTGTATTATACTCAGGTTTTTCATCCATTAAGGTTCTAAATAACCAACAACCCGCATCTGAGTGTAATGATTCATCTCTAATACTCCACTCTACAATTTGACCTACACCCTTAAGCTTATTATCTAATTTAAAGGATAATAAAACGGCAAACGATGAGAATAAATTAACACCCTCTGTAAATGCAGAAAATATAGCTAATGATTTAGCTCTTTCATGCCAATTTGCTTCACCATTATGAGAATCTCTAACTTCGGTTAATGCTGATATTTTAGCCATTGTAGCTTCATCTTCTAGAAATTCACTAAAATTATCTAACCCTAATTCTTCATTTAATAAAGAATATGCTTCAGCATGGATAGTTTCAAATGCACCAAAAGTTACAGCCATTTTAATTATTTCAGGCTTTCTAAACCAGCTAGTTACTAAATTAGTCCAGTAATCATTTACTACAGTTTCAGTTTGAGCAAATCCTTTTAAGATAGTACCAATAATATTTTTTTCAGACTCAGTAAGATTTTGTTTCCAATCATTAACATCACTCATCATAGGTACTTCTGTATGTAACCAGTGTGCTTGATGTTGTTTTAACCAATAATCAGATGCTTCTTGATATTCAAAGGGTTTGTAAACAATTCTTTCTTTTGTAATGTCTCTTTTCGCCATTTATGTGGTTTGTTAAAATTTGTAATTATTTTTTTTCAAAACTAAATATATCTTGTTTTACTTGGTCATAGGCAGCTGCCGCTTTTCTTTTTGTATGTGCGTCGACATCATCATAACTATTAGACCTTGTTTTAGGAGCAAAACTTTCTTCATCTCCACTTAGATCTGTATTGTAAGGAAAAACTTCAAAATGACCTGTAGCAGTATTTGCTGTTACAGAGAAGGTATGACCATCCATTCCATACCGGTTTTTCATAATATGTAATCTACCTGTACCTCCTACCTTATCTTCTTTTTTTCTGGATAAAGACATACAAAAATCAGTAATCATAATTTTATCATATGACCCTGCGGCTTTATCCCCTTCAATTATTTCGTCATTAGCTCCAGCACGGTTTACCTGTGAAACTGACCAAACAGGTATATCTAGTTGCTTAGCTAAACCTTTTGTACTAGTATAAATATCATCAATATCATCTTTTCTTTCTCGGTTTTTACGTCCTGATGAAAGTAAGTCAACATAATCAATAATAATCAAATCTGCCTTAATACCTAAACTTTCTACCTTTTTAATATGTGATTCTATAGTGGACATAGTAGCGCGCCCTGTTGGGAATTCTTTAATAACTAACTTACCAGGTAGTTGAGGGATTATTTCTTCTACTTTTTCCTTATTATTATGAAGTTCACGAACGTCTATTTTAGTAAAAAAGGCATCATATCTTTTACCAACATATGCTTCACCTAATTCTAAAGTATAATGTATTACGTTATATCCTAATCTTACCGCTCTACCACCAACAGATACTAATGACCACGATTTACCAGCTCCTGGACTACCAAATATAAGACCAAAATCTCCATTTCCCAGTCCACCTTGTAATAAATCATTGATCTTAGGCCAAGGTGTTGGTATAGTAATTCTAGATTCTTCTTTATATCTTTCTTCAATGTCTTTAACGTATTCATGTCCTAAGTTTTTATCTTGTCCTGCTTTTAAAGCACCATCAACTAAATACCTAATACCATCAAAATCGCCTGCTTTTAATAAATCCACAGACGACATTAAGGCCTTCTTCAATTGTTGGTTTTTACAAAAATTTGTAAATTCTTCTTGTACGTATTCTAAATCATCATCAGAAGAAACGTATGCCTGTTTTAGTTGGTCTGTTAATGAAATTTTTAATACTTCATTATCTACCTTTTGTATTTCAACTTTTAAAACTTCTAATGAAGGTGTAGTATGGTATTTATCATAGTATTTTAATATTTCTTTAATAACCCATTTTTGAGATTGATTCTCAAAATATTCTTCAGATATTATATCATGAATATTTACTAAGAATTCCTTATGTGTTAACAATGAAGATAACACTTTAATTTGGAAATCGTGGCCGTATTGGTTTATACTATTTAATGTCATCTATAACCTTTTTATTTTATTATTTGTATGTTGGGAACATTTCGAATATATCTTTTAACCATGATTCTAAATTCCTAATCATCCCTCCTAATTTATCTTCATTATAAAATGAAATAAACATTTCAGGGTTAAAATCGGGTAAATCCTCTGTTATTAAACCATCAATATGTTCTTTACCTCTATCATCGATCATTGGTACGCTTAAATCCATTACTTTATAATTAGTTTCAATACGAGATCGTTCCTGAACTATGCGTGAATATACGACATGCTCTTTAAATTTCCTAGCAGAGATGTCGAAAATGTCCTCTAAAGTTAATTCATGGGTTTTTAGTTCTGGGAATCTTTTGAATATCCCCTTTGCACCTAACCCTTTAATCCCTTGAATATTATCTGAATTATCGCCTAATAGTGTTTTGTGTAAAATGAAATTATGTGGTAATAAACCAAATTTCTCTTCTACTACTTTTGGAGTATAATACTCTTTCTCCATTGGTCTATACACAATAATTTTATCAGTTACTAGTTGTAAGAAATCCTTATCACTAGATACAATAAAACAAGTTGAATCATGTTTTTCTACTAATTTTTCAGCTAATACTGCTATAATATCATCTGCTTCAACTTTATCAAGAATAGTGGTTTTAACAGGTAATAATTTTAAATACTGGATAATACGAACAATTTGATCAATTTTAGAATCATGTTCTTCTTCAATATTATCAAATGCCTCCCAATTAGTAATTCTAGACAAATTCCTTGTTCCTTTGTACTCGGAGAGCAGGTTCTTACGATTTACTGTGGAACCTGCTCCGTCGAATACTACATAAACAGAAGTTGGATTTGTTTGTCTAATCATGGCGCCTAAAGAGCGGAAAAAACCACCTAACCCTCCAATATGAACCCCATCGGGGTTAACCATATTCATCATGGCAAAATTTCTAAAAAATAGATTTAAACCATCTAATATTAGTACTCTATCGTGCCTATTTTGAGTAGGTGCGTCCTGGTCTTCTTGGATACCATCCAAGAGACTAAATAACTCTTTTTGCTTCATGATTTTTGTTTATAAGTCTTGTGTGTCGAACAAAACAGGTGTTACATCTTCTTGGTCTTCTACAATCTCGAATTTTCCTCCTCCTAAGATCTTAGCCCATTCTTCAGAATGTTCTTTCTTATAGGCATTCTTATCCTTATCAGTATCTTCAATAAAACCGTGGGTTGTCATAACAATTTTACCTCTTGACTGAATACCATTAACGTGATTTTTATCAATTTGTAAATTAGTACGTTTACCCCATTCTACTTGCTTACCACCTTTAATTGCCTTAATTTTAGATGTACCAGCATTTGAAACATTACCAAACGTAGCTACAAATGTTGCATCATACCACATAGCCATCCCACCTTTGTTCATCATCTTTGGTTGACCCATAGGTGATTCAGCTTTAGCAGTCCAAACTTTGTTAATAGCAATTAATGTGTTAGTGTAGGGTGCTGATTCTTTACGAGACATTACAATACTTTGGTTAACTGTATTACCAAATTGTGTTGACATTGCACCCGCATTCCATTCATTGTTATTCTTCAGTTTTTCAACTGACATAGCACAAGGAATTGATCCAATTGAATCCCAGAAAAATGCTAAATCATAGGGTAAGTTACCTTTTTTCTGCTCATTCTGTAAATCCATAATAAAGGCAGCTACATCTTCAATAGTGTGTAATGTTTCTCTATCAACATAAATAAAATTACCATCATAATCTGTAACCTCACCATCTTCATCCTTAATTAGATTAACTTGCAAGCCCATTTGAGCTGCATGTTCCCAATTCCATTTCATCTCTGTAATGATAAAAACAGGTAATATTCCCATTTTTTGAGCTTGGACTGCGGCTTCTAATAATGCTGTAGTTTTACCTGTATCAGAGTGACCTCTAAGTAATGTAATGTGTCCCATTGGTATACCAGGTACCCCAGCAATTTCTTGAAAAGCAGGTGATAAGGGTATCCATTTTTGTTCTTTAAATTTGACATTTTTATCTAAACCTTTAGATGATTTAAATTTATTTAAGTCAAATTTACTCTTAATCTCGGCAGACACTGCTGCCGAGAGAGATTTGGATATTTTTTTCGCCATATTTAGAAAGGTAGATCATCAGTTTTGTTATCACTTCCAAACATTGAATCAAAAGCATCTGCTTTATTTTTCTTTACTCCTTCAGAATTAGTATCTAAACTAAAATTTGATGTAGAAGGGGCTGCTGCCTTTTCAGTTGGAAATGCATTTTCACTTACATTATCTGATTCTGTTTCTTCTGGTGATAACCACTTTTCTAATGCTACTTTCATTTCATCAAATGAATATTTTTTAAACAATCCTTCTTTTGGGTTAGGTTGTTCACTTGTCCAAGATTCTACTTGAGACGGATCTTCACTTAATGGTGAAGTCTTTAATCTAACACGTACTGATGATTTATTATACGGAGTACCAGTTGATTCTGGTCCTACTGTTTCGATTGTAAGATCTCTACCACCTACAATATCTGTGTAATCCCCAATTTCATCATCAACCGCTAGTGCTAATAATTCTTCATATACTTGCTTACCAAATTGCCATAATCTAACACCTTTATCTTCTTCCCCACGTACTACTACAGGAACGAAAATACGGTTTTTAGCATCTAATTTTTTAGCTAGTAAATAATTTTCCTTGTTATACTCTTCACGTAGTTTCCCAGCGAATAGTGCAATTGGGTCTTTCTCACCAAAATTTGTTGGTGAAATCATTACCTTATTGGTAATACCATAATAGAACTTTAACTCAGTAAACGGGTTAGAAGGATCATACGCTGATGGTACAATTCTAATTTGTTGTTTACCAACTGTTGGTCTCCAAAAAATGGTTGTGTAATCGGTCTTTTGACCACCCTGTGGTTTTGATTGGAGGGTATCCAATTTCTGTTTTAGTGCATTTAAATCCATAATGTAACTTATTTTTAATTATAACTGTTTATATGTAACTGAATATACGAACTATATTTTGGGGAGCCAAATTATAGGTCAATTATTTTGTAAATTTTTGTATTTAATTGTTTTAACTCGTTATGTTGAGTAAGAAGAATGCAATTTCTGTAATGTTGCCAATCTACCTTAAATTTGGTATCTACTACCCCTCCATTTAATTGTTTAATGAGGCCATTAAGTGCATTAATAGTATATAAGGTGTTAGATTCCTTTTTACGATGTACTAAAATTGTTTGTTCTGGGATTGAATCCACATTTCCTTGGTCTACATTATAAGTTACAACATATTCATCTTTGCCCACTATTTCAAGGACAAACATTTTATTATATATAATGGTGTATTTACTTGTAATTTCTTCCAATAAAGAATCTAAATTCTCTAAATTAGTAAATGTACAAAACAGTTTATTATTCAAATCTCCTAAATTTTGTAATGATGTTATTACATCATAGTTCGTATTATACGTATTAGGATTATTCTGTAAAATTGTAGTCATAACCTTCTATTTCTTTAATGTTTAATTTATATTTTTTAAATACTTCTCTTAATTCATTTAAAACCTCTACTTCTGTATCATCTATATCAAATAAAAATGAATCATATGTATAAAGTACTAACTTTGTTTTGCAACCACGTAGTATAACACACATATCCCATAATATACAAACGTTCATTGACGTCTCCAAATTTTGTAGTATATAATTAAACAACTTTTGTGGGTTCATGTTATCTAATTTTTCCTTTTCGTATATGTACCCAGAAATTTTACATTCTATAAACCCGTCGCTCTCAAATTTACGCCATGTTTCTCCTACGTATTTTTCGATTCCTTGAAAGAATTCCAAGTGTCTATAATTCTCGAAAACACCTCCATAGAGCTGTTTGAAGGTAAGTTCTTTTGATTTTTTATAATCCACATTATATAAGGTAGCAAAATGAGCGTGGATATCAATATTGGCAAAATCATAACCAATGAGACTAGCAGCCAAGCTAGGATGGTAAGCGCTAATATCAATTTCCACAAACTTATTATTACGTGGTATAAAACTTTTCCTACATCCGTTTTCTTTATTAAGTGCTGCATAATTTACATTTTTAAATTTATTTGATGGTCTTGTTGTTGTTGTTTTTAAGTTGAACTGAGTGTTAACGTATTCACCGTCAACGGCGTGGAAGTATTCACTGAAGGTTTCATTACATATGCGTATGCCACTTCGCTCGATAGCGTTGAATACCACGGATACTCTACTGTTAAAGAATTCATCATATTTTGTTTTTTCTTTGTTAATATTCGCTTTTAGATCTCTAAAAATGTTCTCACACAATTCATAATGTTTAACAATCGGTATAATTGCGTTTAACTCTAGGTTATCTTTATGTTTACGGTAGTATAAATCATGTGTTGTTGTTGTAGGTCGTATATACGTAGTAGGTGGGCGATTTATGTCGCTAAGAGCTTTGTTTAAGTTTGGGTAATAATGTAATAATTCTTTTTTATCCCTACAATATAATGTTTCAAACTTTTCTAGTAAATCGTTTATACGCGTGTTTAACGCATTTAAAGCTTCACTATGCGTAACACATACCATAAAGCCTTTAGTTGCTAAAATTGGTCTAATATACACTAAACTTACACGGTTTTGTGATGGGTGTATGGTGTCATTAAAGGGTATTACCTCAATGAAAGCCTCCCTATAACTACTGTTTATTAAAACCTTTAATTGCTCCTCGTCTTCTACTAACCAATACATTTATAACCATTTTACTCCAATATACGACAGATTTATCTAGTATCCACTTTTTCTCGAGATGTTTTTTCTTATTGATGTCCCTACCTCATTGTTTAAGGATACTTTAATTTTTGTAATTTCTTCCTCCCCAACAAAAGGAATAAGAGTAGAATGTTGAGTAGGTTTATGGAATTTTCCTTCCATCATTACCCCTCTATTTGAATGAACATGGTAATACCCAACATAGTTTTCCCCTGTTGGTACCAATTTTAATTCATTCCCGTTAGTATAAAAATAATTTGGGGTTGATGATTTATAAAATTTACAAAATCTTAATTTAAAGAATTCCTCAAACCCATACCATTTTAGGTTTGTAGATGTTTGTTTTGCTAAGTTTTTATTAACTTTATAAACATCAATAGGGTTGCCTGATATATTCCAGTTTAAGTAGGATGGAGTATATAATTGGTACTGAGTATTTGGGTTTTCGTTTAGATAGTTATTATAAGTATCAACATCGATTTCCATATACTTTAATTCATTGTTCTTTTTTAGGAAGTATCTTTGATATTCTCCAGTATCGTATTCTTCCTTAGTTGGGAATATTATACTAGACATAGGGGAAGAAGCATTACTTATAGGAGAACCAACTGCACCTACATAAGCTGGGGGGAGATATGAAATATTAGCTTCTTCTGTTGTATAAGCTCCAGTTTTACCTGCTTCTACATCTTGGGCTGCATTATTTTCATTATTAGGGATTAATGGGTTGTTAGGTCCGTCTTGAGGTGTTTTACCACTAAAGTATTTACCATCAGAAGTTGAATAGTAATCACCGGTATATACCTCTCCGGTTGCTGCTAAAAGATAGTCTCCAGTAGCAGTGTATAAATTGGGCGTTATTTGTGATAGAGGATAATACATTATAAGCTTCCTATTTCCATTAACATTTCTAATATTTCTTTTTGTGGTAAAATATCACTTTTATCTGTTCTATAAGAACAATGAGTATAAATACCAGGTTGTCCTCCCATTGCAATATTTGATTTCCTATTAGCTTTCGGGAAGAGTTCTTTATAGTTAGTTTTATTTAAATAAACTGGAATGTTAAATTTATTTTTTAATTCTATGATTAAAGATTTAACTGTTGAAATTTGTTCTGGGGTGTATTTTTGGAATCTTTCTTGGGAATTGAATTTATTAATATACCTATACCCCTTTGCCAGTTTTACTATATTATTATTATCATCAACCGTATATGGGTCTGCTATTTCATTTTCAGGTATTACTTTACCGGTCCATGCAACCCAACCTTTATCCGTTTTTTTAAGTCTACCTAATGAAACTATTTCAATTCCTATACTTATTCTATTTAATCTATCAGTTCCTGGGTTAGATCCTAGATGTCTTGACCAATATTCTAAAGGAAAAACATGCTCATTAAAACCATTTCTATCTATATGGTAATGTGTAGCTAGTGGGTATGGTTTTTCAGACCATCCTCTTATATCTCCAGCAGCATTTGTAACCCCAGCGGTATGGTGTAATACTATTTGGGTTTTAGTTGATGCTTCTGGGACGTAAATTAAGTTTTGGCATTTTTCTCTCCATTTATTTGAAAGGTTTGTATTATCTAAAGGTATACTTGTAGTTAAAGATACTCTAGGGGCATCTCCTTCTAATAATACAAAGTCTTCAGATTGTTGGTTTACAATATCCTCTACTACCCCACTAGTAAATGCATCTAAACTTTCTTCTTTTGTTTTAGGTGTACTAATTGTTTCTAAAGAAGTAGACCAAGTATTATCTCCTATTTGATGGTTAACCTTTGAAATTACAAAATCTAATGCTTTAGGATATTGAGCGGGGAGAAAACCCTGTCTTATTTTTAAACTATTATATATCCCAATACCTGATATTCCATCACACGTTAGTCCTAAAGAAGCAGGAATAAATCCTATTTTAGTTGATGGTGTACCAGTTGCAGCATATAACCCATTATCAATAATATTAACATAAGCTTTAAATGATTGTTTACCTTGTTTAATAAATTCTGGATTTAAATGAAAATAATACCCATTTGTATCTAAAGTCCCATTAGCTTTACCTCTGAAACTTTGAATTAAATATCTAATATAATTATTAGAAAATTTTTTTAATTCTTTTACTTCAGGTACAAGGGCTTTATCATTTATATCCTCAATTACATCTTCTACATATTCATGCCATTCGGTATTTGAATAATTATTTCCAGTAATAGGACAACTTTCTACATCTTTATGAACTTTAAAGGTTATACCAAACTTTGTTGATTTTCTGTTACTTCTTCTAAATGGACCCCAATGGGTATCAGTTACTGATTTATAAAAATGGTCCTTCATTTCATTAACCTGAGCTAGGGTTAATGGTTTATATATGTTATCACTAGGTTTAACTACAATATTTTTGCTTTTATCTTCGGTTTTAGGGTCTTTTAAATCAAATTGATATTGATCTCTTAAACCTGAGTTCCAATTAGAAAAAGCAGTAGCATCATAATTTTTAGTCGAAGAACCATTTGCTGTAGCCCCTATTGATATCATAGAAGAAAGTGAGGAATCAATTTTAGTTTTAAAGCTAAAATCTTGGACTATGTTGGATTGGGTTTTACCTGTTGTATCTCCTTCTTTAGGTAGACCATAACCAAATAGTTCAAAATTAGGTTTTTGTGTAAAAAATTCTTTAAACGAACTTTGTTCAATCCCCCTTATTTTATTTTGGTCTTGTATCGTAATAACACTATCGTTAAATAAGACCGGTTCTAAATTAGGAATATCACCTAATGCAGAATTAATACCATTACATATGTTTTGTATAAACTTAAAAAGGAAAAGATCACCCTTATCATTAGTATCTTTTTGAAGACACCCTGCTACAAAATCATAGTTAAGATATATATTCATAATTTGACCATACATTATTGAATTATCCTGCCCCTCAACTACTACCCAATCTTTCATAGCCTTTATAAAAGACCAATAGGTTTTAACACCGGTCTTTTTTGAAGACATCTCTGTTGATGAATTAATTGATATATTACTTGTAAATAAAGGTTTTACTAAGGCTACTTTTGGATCAAATGAAATTTGATTTGGATAAATTGCCATTATATTAGACTTAACGTCTGTGTCTATACTTAACATACCAGTACCTGACATATTAGGGATACAGAATTGGTTAATTTTTCTTAATAGTTCTCCAAAGGTTAAATAGTAACCAAATTTATCAATATCAACCCCTTCTCCGTCATTTAGTCCTTTAATAGCACCTAATAATGCTTTATCCCCATCATCTTTTTTTAGGAGCCAGTACATATTTAAATACTCACCATAACCCCACCACTTTCGTCTCCCTTTGGGGTCCATAATGTCTGTAAATAAATCATAAGCTAGTGGAGATGAACCTGCATTGTTTACCACATTGGAGGCCATAGATGTAGGAAAATTTTGAAGGCCAGTACTATACCCATTTACAATCGCAGCTATATCTTCTTCTGTTTTTACTTGTTGAGGAAGGTTTACTTTTAAGGATTCAATAACATCCCCTACTGACATTAATGTTAGTGTAATAGAATAACTTCCATCTTGTTCAAAACTCCAATTAAAATTACTAACTTTTCCTATAAACCCATCATAATTACCACTATATAATCCTCGATATCGTTCAACATCCTTAGTTAATTTTCTAAAGTTATAAGTTTTATAATCTTGAAACCATATATCCTCAGTTATAGTATTACCCATTTGTTGGATTTCATCATTATTATTTAAGAACTTATCCCAACCCCATTCAAGTATCATGGTGTATCCTAACCTAATATATAATAACTCAATAAGTTCAAATTGAAACTTATTATAACATTTAAGTTCAACTGTTGCTTTTCTTATTGAACCTCTATTTAAACAATCTACCTTAGCACTAATAAGACCAGGAGGAGGAGAAAAACCTTCATCTTTACCCCCTAAACCATATGACGATGCTTCATTCCATACTTGACCTGTTGTAGAAATTCCACTTCTTTGACTATACCCCCCACTATCTCCCTCTCCTTTTTGGGTTTTATTAGAGGGAATTACTGTTGATATTGTATTAAATAATACAGCTTTAGTAGCTAGTTTATTACCTAAAAAGTCAGCTGGTTTTGAAAATCCTATATCTTTTAATCTAGATTCTCCTGTAGTTCTTTCAGTCTCCTCAATGTCTTTTAATGTTAAAGTTGGTTTTGTTTTTTTAAGTTCAACTAACATTTCATTTTTAGTTTGAACCCTAACAGAGGATGCTAGTTTTAACCAAGCATTCCTGTTGTTTTGTATTTGGAGTTGCTGGGGTGTTCTAAGTGTATCAAACCCAGAACCCGCAGTTTGTTGTCTAATTTGGAGTTGTTTGTCTACAAATTCTTTAAATGATTCTCCTACTAATCTTCCCATAACCTTTTATTTTCTTAGATTTAAAATATCATAATCCGCCTGTATTTGACCTATATTAATAGGGATTCTAATTTGAACCCCTAAAGGTAAGTAATAGGAATCTTGTTTTAAAAATTCATTTGCTGTAGAGATTATCCACCATAGGGTTGGGTCACCATAATATTGGTTTGATAATATATCTAATCTATCTCCTTCTTCAGTATAAACATATACATCACTTTGTTGTAGGGCGATTGAAGGATATTTAATATTTTTATAAAAAGAGACACCAGACAAACCTTTTTTGTTTTCTCTGCTAATTATCTTTATTTTAGTGTATCTCCCCATTTATTTATTTTTTAGGAATATAATTAATATTATCTCCTTGTCCATCGTAGTTATTTCCTGATGCCGCTGCTAGGTTAATATAATGCTCTGGTCCGTATTTGTCAAGGAATTTACCACCTCCCTCTAATGCTTTACCATTAGCAAATGTATTTTGTTGTAATTGAGGTACAAAGTCATGTATAGGTATAAAGGTAAATCCTGAAACTTTTACCATCATAGGCATTTCTTTAACTGAAGGGTCGGTAAATATTTCTTTCTTTTCTTGTCCCCTATTTACATATTTAATATTCCCATTATCTGGTATTGATACTTCCCATGGAGATTCTTCTGGGATATCAATATTTAACCCCGTCATAACCCCAACTTGTTCTTGAAAATACCCTCCTACTGTCAATGTAATTAAATTTCCTCTCATATACCCGAAGTTTGAATAATCAGGAGCACAAACTGAGGCTAAATAATTTAATTTCTGGTACATAGGTATTAGCTCTTGTTTTGATTGGGCTGCTACAGTCCAAGCCATACTTACTTTTCTATCAAACCCTCCATACTTATAGAAATTTTCAGCCCTACCCATATATTTTTGTGATTTCCACTCTGCTGAGTAGTTGTCAGACATTGAGTCTATAAAAGCTCTAAAATGGATATAAGTTTTTAATTCAGGGTTGTCGTTGTCTATTACCCCAATTCTAAACTTTACTAAGTCGTTTTTTACATTATTAGTAGTTACAGAGGTTGATTGGTAAAGAGGTAAAGCTGTGATTTTATCTAGGGCTTTCATATAGCCTGAATTTCCTTCTACAGAGTCAGGTTGGTTATTAAGTGCACCTCTTTTTCCAATTGTGTAACTTTTTAAATTACCTCTTCTTCCGGGGTCACCTAAATTAACTCTTTGTTCTATATTCTTTTGAGTATAATCTAATGTATCAGGAATTTGCTCTGACCCATCTGGTGCTATAATTTTAGTAAATGACGGTTTATAAAACTTCCCATCTTTACTTGTTGGGATGTAATCTTCTAATTCAGCTTGAGTAAATACTTGTCTTGGTATTATTTCAGAAACACCACTTCTTAATTTATTAAGATCTGTTTCTAAGGTTCCAGATTTATATACACTTCTAGAAAGTGTTAAGGGACTTATAACATCATTAGGGTTAAATAAAGTATTTAGGTATACAAATTGAGAAGATTTACTTAGGGATGATACCCATTTAGTAGTAGCTCCATAAGCTTTTTGAATATCCTCTATGTCTTTAGCTTTATTTAAACCTGGTGTATAAACACTAGGAACATAATTTACTTCACCTGTTGATAAAGTTGTATTAAATACTGTAACATTATTAGAATTAATTATTTTAAGATTATTCTCAAATTGTTGTTTAAATTCTAGTTGAGTATTAAATTGATTATTAATACCCGTTCTTTGATCTAAAGGTACTCTGATTTTTGTCTTTCCTATCCCTAATGTTGATCCTGGTCCTCCCCCATATTCAAACAATACATTATCTGTTTGTTTGTTTGTAATTTTTAATAAAAGTGGTTCTAATCTACTTTTGTTACCCTCAACCCCATTTGTAGCTATTGTATTTAAATAAGTTGGTAAACCAAAAAGTGAATTACCATCTGGGGATCCTTTAGTTGTTTTTTTAAAAGGATTTAAACCTTGTTTATTTAAATGACCACCAAAAACACCCGCGGCGGATTGTCCTATAGTACCTAAAGGAGAATATATTCCTTGGTTTAAACCTATATTACTTTTTATAAAATCTCCTATTTTACCTATAAGTGACGTAGGGCCATTGCTTACTGTTATACCTCTATCTTCTACATACTCTTCATACCCTACTTCTGAGTTAACATTAGTTAATGACAATACATTTTGTTTTGCAAAAAATAATGTACCTGTTAGGTTAATTGGTTGACCATTTGTGTTATCCCCGTTATAAAATAACTTAGATATTCGTTTAGTATCGTTAGCTATGATCTTAGGTAATAGTGAACCCCCACGTACTAGAAAATCGGGTCCTCCTGTTTTTCCTAAATCAGAAAAACTATCGGGGATTTTACTAGTTACATAAGGTTGGTTACTATTTCCACCTCCTACTGTGTCCTTACCATACCTTAAAGATTTAAGGTTGGTTGTCATATTAACTAAACCCATCTATTTATCGGGGTAAACGTTCTAAATAATTTTGTCTAGTTGATAGAGAACTTCCACGATCAAGTAAAGAAGGGGAAGGTAGAACACCATTATTAGGCTCTACTTGAGAAGCGTTTGGTTTTCCAATGGTTGAATAATCATAATGTAGAGTAGACTGTTGGAAATTTGGTGTTTTAGGTGTTTGACCACTTAAACTTGTGGCACTAGCTTGACCTGATATTAATTTGTTTAATAAACTCATAATTGTTGTTTTATTATAAATATTAGACTATTGTATTTCGTATAACCCCATTGGAGCCATATCTGGTGTTTTTTTAATAAGTTGTGCTAATAGCGAATTAGTAGCATTCATGTCTGTTTTACTTTCTACTACTGTTGTTGACCCCCCACTATTATTCGCCATGTTAGAAGCTCCAGGGAATGCAACAAAATCATCATTTTTAGATAGCTCAAATAACCCTCCTTCTTTTGTAGATACTTGTGTTTTACCATCTGCTGGTGAGTTAACATCTCCTACTTTACTTAAAGCACCAAAACCTGCTGCTAGTGTTGCAGCTGCTGCTATTGGACCTAATACCCAACCTGCAACTGGTATTGCAGCCGCTGATTGGAATGCCATGTAAGCTGCTAATACAATAGCTATACCTACTATACCCTTCATTATTTTACCAACGGTACCAAGGGGTCCTGTAAGATTTGATATTCCTTCACCAATCTTTCCAGTAAGTTCCATAAGAAGCATAAAGGGTTTAATAATAAAACCAACTACTTCTAGAATACCCCCTAACATTTCAAACACCGGCATCATAGATTCACCTATCATTCCAAAAATTTCATTTATCCTTTCAGTTGAAGCCGCCATTTTATCTGCTTGCCCCACTTGTTGTCTTAGACCTTCAATTCCTTCTTCTGCTAGTTCTTTTTGTGCCTGTTCTAAACCAACTGCTTCTATTCTTTTATTTAATAAGGCTTCAGTTTCAGCTGCTTGTTCTCCTGTAGCTCCAGCTAATTGTTCTTGTACAAATAAGGTTTTTGCTAAATCTTCTCTACCCATACCTACAGCTTTGGCTAATGCTTCTTGCTGTATTCTATTCATAGCCGTAAATTCAGCGGCTGAACCTGCTTGTTCTGATATTTCTTTTGCTACTGTTGCTAAATCATTATTTAAAGCTGCCTGTCTTGCTTTTTCTAAGTTAATATCCTTACCTAACAATACTTCGGCTTGTAACTCGTTTTCGATAGATTGTTCAAAATCAAGTAAACTACCTGCTATATCATCTACTTTAGACATTTCCATACCTAAAGATTTTGCAGTTGCTACCGCATCAGCTATTAATCCAGGGTTTTTACCCAAAGATAATGTTGTTGCTGCTGATACTTTGCCTATATCTTTTAATAAATCTTTTTCATTTAATCTTACTCCTAAAGCCGTTGATGAAATTTTAGCCTGGGCCATATATTCACCTGTGACCTCATTAAGTGATTTACCGGTAGAATCTGATATTGCTTTTATACCTAATAATTCTTCATTAGTAAACCCTGCCATCTCTCTCATTTCAGTAAACTGAGTAAGCATTTCCTTACTAGGAGTTACACTAGTACCTAAGGCTTTGTTCATTTCCATCATGGATTCTGACATTCCTTTGGTACTAACAAACACATTACCACTATCTACTGCAGCCTCCCTTAATTGGCCCCTCATTGCTAAGGCACTATCATAAGACATATTAAGGCCTTTAGCCATCTCGGAAGCAGCTTTATCACCTTCTATCATAGCCGAAACTAGCTTTACAATCATAGCTACAGGACCTAAAGACTTCATAAAACTCTTAAACATCCCTTTAGCACCTGCAGCCATAGATGCACTATCTATTGCACCTTTAGAGAAACCACCTTCCATGTTCTTTTGGATGTCTTCAACAGAAGCTCCAGATTCTTTAAGGGCATCCTCCATACCCATTCCTTCTTCCCTAAGTTTAGCATATTTGTCAGCACCAAACTTCCTCTTCTCCATATCAGCTGCTATACCTTCAGTTTCTTTAGCAGCAGCCCCAAACATTGGAGCAAGACCTGAAAGTAATGGGATTTTATCCAACACTTTTTCTATACCCCCAAACAGAGATACACCTTTAGCATTTGCTATATTTTGTACTGTATCGTCTACTAACCCTAATTCAACTTTAAGTGCAATAGCACTATTAATTTGGTCCTCTATACTACTTGCTAAATTTAAATTTAATTCTGCTCTAGTTGCATCTAAATCTGCTGAGTCCTTTATTAATTTTGATTGGACTTGCCTTAGTGAATTTATATTCTTAGTTACTGCTAATCTATTGTCGTCTAATTTTTTAAGTGATCTAGCATTAGTTAAATCTTCTTTTCCTAAAGCTGAAAGATTTTCTGATATTTTAGATATAGAATTTGTTGCTCTAAGTATAGCAGATTTTTCTGCTTTTTGAAATTTTAATTGGGTTAGTTGGTCTTTTAAGACATTTGAAACATCTTGTTGTTCACTGGTGATAGCCTGATCTGTGGCTAGTCTATCTTTAGCTATCTTATTTCCCTCTGCTAATAAACGGTTTTGATCCGCTACTAGCTGCTTCATAGTTTTAGCATTATTTATTTGTTCACCAGCCATAGAAATGTTTTATTATAAATATTACTAATTATAACTTGTTTTACCCTTATATGCTTTACTTGCTTCGGCAAATGCTGGGGTGTTAACTTTACCGTCAGAGTTAACTAGATTCTTGTTTGATGCTCCACTCTTTCCGGCATTTTCAACCGACTTTTTTTCTTCAGCATAAAAATCTTTTATTTCTGAGTAGGTAAATTTTCTTAACCATATAGGCATGTTATATACCGTGTTATAGTCATACCCACCTTTACCATGAAAGATTAATTGGTGAATCATTTTAAAAAGATGTAAACGTATCTCGGGGGCGTTAGTCGTAGTCAGGCCAAAAAAAGTTTAGACCAATTGGAATGGTCACCTCCTCTCCATTATCCAAAATATAGGATAGATTTACATCTGGTTGTGTTTTAGCAATATTGTCTCTAAATGCTCTAGAATCTCTAGCTAAAAACATATTATCTACAAATCCTCTAATATCTTTCTTTTCTTCACTGCCATCTACTGATGTGATTAAATGTTTTAATCTTGTAGTAAGGCTTGATGAATCTTCTTTATTGAGTTTTTTAAGACCTGCTAATTCTCGATCTATTTGTTTTTCTACTTTACCTGTAGATAGTTGGTATGTTAAAACAGTTCCAGTAGCTGGGGTTGTAAAAGTAAATTCGTTTTTACCTGCTTCAAATTGCTTTTCATCAAATTCTTTGTTTTCTAAAGTTGACATATCTAAAACATAGCTTGTCCCTTTTACTGAGATTTCATAATCTTTACCATATCCTAAAATACGAGTAGCAATTAACAGTGCGTTTTTATCACCAACAATTAAGTCATCGATATTAATATCTTTATTTATAATTACAGACTTTAATAATTTTTCTAATACATTTCCTTTTTGGATAAAGGATTGATTAGAAAGGATATCTTCTTCCTTTGCTGTCATGTATTTGATTTCTACTTTACCACTTGATAAGGGATTGTCTTTAGAATAGATTAAACCTTTTGACGGTAATTCTATTTCTTCGGTTGGGAATTTAAATTCACTCATATAAATTTTATTTAATTATAACTTTATTGTTCTAGTATACATATGTAATATACAAAAAAGCTTGGCGTGAGCCAAGCAATTTTTGATAATTTATGTAATTGTTTCTTAGAAATTTAAAATACAATAATCAGGTTGTACTGTTATTTGTAATTCAACAGCAGCACTTTCATCATCCCAACTATAATCACCGAAATTAGCATCTGTAATCATAGCACCTTTGATGATCCATTCAGATACGATATCACCTACAGGTCCTAATACGTTCATAGTTAAATCCTTTTTATAGAAATCACTATATCCGTCTCTACCAGTTACTGATTCATGGTGTAATCTAACCCATTCCATACATGCTTGAGCACCTGATGGTGTAATTGGATCAAATAACGTCATTTGAATTGTGTTCCAAAGTGTTTTACCTTTAACGTATCTTGCAACGTTAATGTGGTTCAACTGAACTGTACCTTGAGTTAATGAAACAGCTCCCATACCTTTAATTTGGTATGATGGAATCCCATCCACATAAAGAATAAATCTGTTCTTTTGCTTCGGTTCGAATGCTGTATAAAATATTTCGTTCGGGTCTAATACTGCCATTGTTATATATTTTTATTATAAATATTCTAGTTTTTTGTTTTTATTCAGGAAATGTTGCTCCAGTTGGTAAAACATTGAAATCTAGAATTACGAATTCAGCTGTTTTAGTTGGTTGTAAGTAAATCTGACCTACTAGCTCATTTCTATCTATTACATCTGGTGTGTTATTAGTAGCATCCATTACTACTTTAAAAGCATATAATCCCTGTCTTTGTTGTACTGATTCTAAGTATGGGTTTACATTTGCTAAGAAATTATTTCTTGTTGCATTTGTGTTTTGTTCGAATACTAAGTTATCTGATACTTGAGAGATATATCCTTTAAGTGCAATTAACAATCTACGTACATTTACTCTATCTAAAGCACTTGCTCTTTTCTGTAAAGTTTTCTGTCCAAATACTACAACTCCACTTCCTGGGAATGTTGCAATTGGGTTTACATTTGCTTCATATAATGTATCTCTGTTTCCAGATGTTAATTTTCTTTCTGCTCTTACTACACTTCCTAAAGCTCCTCTAATTAGACCTGCTGGTGCAAACCATGGATCTGAAGAAGCATCTGTAAATGCATAAACTGCAGGAATATATGTTGAAGCTGGTGCCCAAACTGTTTGTCCGGTTCCGGCATCTACCGTTTGTAACCACGGCCAATAAGTTGCTGCATATGAGCTATCATATTTTGTTGCTTCTGTTGTAACTGCGTTGATTTGCGAGTTATACGCTGCGACATCGATTACTGCTATACAATCTGTTCTACCTTGTGCAAGTGTTACTAATCTTGTAACAGTATTTGAATGTAGTTGAGAGTTTAAACCAGGTGCTGTGATTACATTAAATTGATAATCATCAGAATTGCTTAGTAAGTTAATGGATTGTGTATAATTATCCATTATTAAACCTTGTATATTAGCTGTCGTAATATTTTCATTAAATTTAACTGGTGAATTTGTTGCTGTAACATTATCTCCAGTAGCTCCAGAAAATGATCCTGAACCTCCATTTACTGCTATATTAGGTAAGCTAGATGTAAATTCACTTTTTGCTTGACCATTATTATCGAAATATTGAGGGGTTGGTTTGTTAACATTTTCTACATATATGTAAGCACTTCTTTGTGGGTAATTACCTA